AATCGACCTGCCTCAATGACCTCGTGGACAAGGCATTTGTGCGCGGGCTGGGCAATCCGGGACAGGTCTCGGTGCCGTTCAACCTCGACCCGCAGGCCGTGTCGCATCAACTGCTGTTCGACCTGAAAGACGCAGGCACCACGATCTCGTGGCTGGCCGCGCTGTCCGACGGCACCGCAGCGCCGACCGTGATCGATTCGGACTACGTCATCACGCCGCCCGCAGCCCGCACATCGTTCGGGTTCCTCGCCTACGTCTCCGACGTCAACATCGACATCGCGACCAACGAGATCGTGCGCGGGACGCTGACCCTGCAACGCTCGGGCGTGGTGACGCCGACGTGGAAGCCGTAACCGATGGCGCTGCCCGATTCGCTGTTCGTCAGCGCGACGTTGCAGACCCGTCTGGTCAAGATGCCGGACGGGTCGCATGTCGAGCTGCACTTTCGCGAGCTGCCCGCTGTCGAGTTCCGGCGCTTCCAACTGGCCGAGGGTTCGGACAACGACGACGTGCGCGCGGCCAGCATCTCGCGCCTGATCGTGGCATCTCTCGCATCGCCCGACGGCACGCCCGCGCTCACGCTGGCCGATGCCGCGCGGCTCAAGGGGTCGGCAGCTAACGCGATCCTCGCGGCGATTCTGGACGTGAACGGGTTCGCCGAAAAAAAAAGCGCTGACCCGGCACTCGGAGACCTGGATGTGGCACACCCTGGCGCTGGCGCTGGGGGGCAGGACGGTGGCGGAGTGGCAGCAGGCGATGAGCGAGGCGGAGTTTAGATCGTGGGTCGCCTACTACGTCGATTCGCCATTTGACGACCGGCACCGGTACTACAGACCCGCCGCGCTGATCTCGCAAAGCATGGGCGGCGGCGACATCGAGCAGAAGTTGCAGTGGCTCCAGCCCGAGCCGATACCCGAAGGCATCAGCGAAGCAGACCTAGCAACGATGCGCGCATTCGGACTCCGCGCGCCAGCAAAGGGATAGACCGTGGCCGCTGGCTCAATCGTCATCGATCTGCTCATGAAGACGGGCGCTTTCGAGACCGACACGAAGCGAGCCGAAGCTACGCTGGCCCGGTTCAAGAAGCAATCGATGGACACGGCCAAGCAGCTCGCGGGCGTGTTCGCCGCAGCCGGTGCCGCCATCTCTGCATTCGCTCTGCAATCGGTGGCAGCAGCGGACAAGGTAGGCGAAGCGGCCGAGCGGTTCAACGTCTCGGCCGAGGCGCTGTCCTCGCTCCAGTTCGCCGCGCAACTGACCGGCGTGGAAAGCGAGCAGCTCGGCCGCGCGCTGGTGCGCCTGGCCGGGGACGCCGGCAGCGGCGGCGTGAAGCTCAGTGCGCTGGGCGTGGCGCTGACCGACGCGGCCGGGAAGGCGAAGACCGCCGATCAACTGTTCGCCGACGTTGCAGACGTGTTCGCGAACCTGCCCGACGGCGTGTCGAAGACGGCGCTGGCCATCGACATTTTCGGCGAGAAGATCGGCCCGACGCTGGTGCCGCTGCTCAATCAGGGCCGCGCCGGTCTGGCCGACTTCCGCGCCGAGGCGCAGCGCTTGGGCGTGGTTCTCACCGACGACTTCGCCAAAGCGGCCGGACTGTTCAACGACAACCTCGACCGGCTCAAGTTGCTGGCGCAGGGCGTCGGCTTCTCGATTGCACAGACCATCCTCCCGGCAGTCAACTCGCTTGTGACGGCGTTCCTTGAGGCTGTCAAATCGTCCGACCGGCTGTTCACCGCACTGACCGCGCTGGCTGGACTGAATCCGTTCGGCACCACCGCGAGCAATCTGGCGGCGGCGCGGCGCGAGCTGGAAAAGCTCCTGAAGCAGGAGGCCGACGGGAATCAGCAGCGGCGCAGGTTCACGGGCGGGCCGGGTGCCGCGATCCTCAACCGGCTGAACATCGGCGCACCGCAGGATCTCACGCCGCGCATTCAGCAGCTCCAGGCGCAGATTGCGGCGCTGGAGTCGTTGCAGGCGGGGCCGACGACCTCGACACCCGGCACGGGCACCTTTCCGGCGCTGGGTGCCGGTGCAGGCGCAGGCGGCGTGCCGAAGAAAGCCCGCGACGAGATCGACTTCGCCGAGCTGCTCCGGCGCAACGCCGAGCTGCGCGAGAAGATCGGGCAGAAAGAAGAAGAGGACGCAACCCGGCTCTACGAGGCGCAGAAGCAGTTTGAGCTTGATCTGCAAGCGACCCGCAGTCTGGCCGCGCAGGCCCGCATCGACGCCGCCGAGCAGACGGCCGAGGCGTTCATCCGGCAGCAGCAGGCCGAGGCCGACGCGATCCGGGACAAGATCGACCCGCTGCGAGAGTACGAGCGCACGCTCGAGCGCATTGCCGAACTTGAGCGCGGCGGATTCCTGACCGAAGGCGAATCGGTGGCCGCAGTGTCGCAGGCATCGGACGCGTTCCGCAAACTGGGCACCGAAGCGCAGAAGACCGACGACATCACCAAGAGCCTCGGGCTGACCTTTTCCTCGGCCTTCGAGTCGGCCATTGCCGGCGGGCAGGGGCTGAAAGGTGCACTGAAAGGGCTGGAGCAGGATCTGTTGCGGCTGGGCACGCGCAAGCTGCTGACCGAGCCTTTCCTGAAGCTCTTCGAGGGCGGCGCAAACGGCAGCGCATCGCCCGCGTCCGGCTTCCTGTCGGGGCTGGCTGGCAGCGCGGGCAGTTTCCTGTCCGGATTGATCCCCGGCTTTGCGACCGGCACCGACTTCGTGCCGCGCACCGGCCTGGCGCTGGTCCATCAGGGCGAGAGAATAACGCCGGCCGCTGAGAACCGCGCAGGCATGGGCGGGCGAAACATCACATTCAACATCTCGACGCCGGACGCGAACTCGTTCCGCTCGTCGTCCGGGCAGATCGCGGCGAAGATGGCGCTGGCAATCGCTGCCGGCCAGAGGAACATCTGATGGCATTCCTGAACGTTCGCTTTCCTGAGTGCTTTTCCTACGGCGCGCAGTTCGGCCCGATGTTCAAGACCGACGTGGTCGTGGTGAACAGCGGCTACGAGTCGCGAAACCGGATCTGGCAATACGCGCGCATCATGGCCGACGTGAGCCAGAACGTGAAGACGCTCTCCGACTTCGAGACGCTCCAGGCGTTCTTCAACCTTGCGGCCGGCAAGGCGAACGCATTCCGCGTGAAGGACTGGACTGATTACGTCGTGCCGCTTGCCCGTGGCCTGCTCGGCACCGGAGTCGGCAGCGGAGAGCCTGCTTATCAACTTGCTAAGCGCTACACGACCGCAGCGCAGAACTACGACCGGCCCATCACGCGGCCGGTGTCGGGTCAGGTGGCGGTGACGCGCAATGGCACGCCGGTCGTCATCGGGCCGAGCGCTGGACAACTGCTCTCGATCAACGCCGACACCGGCATCGTGACGTTCCGTCCCGACGCGACATCAAACGTGACCAACGCAACCGTAGGCGCGACTACAAGCGTGACGCTGGCAAGCAATCCCGGCTCGCTTGTGGCCGGCCAGCGGCTGTATCTCACTGGCTTCACGGGCACGGCATCGGGGCTGCTCAACAATCGCTCGCACCTAATCAACAGCGTAGTCGGCGGGGCTTTCGTGCTGGCGACAAACACATCAAGCGGCACGATTTCCACGTTCGCCAGCGCGTTCGGCTTCAAGTATCCGCAGGCCGGAGACGCGCTCGCATGGGCGGGCCAGTTTGACGTCCCCATGCGATTCGACATCGATCAGCTCGTCGGCCAGATCATCGCGCCGAACGTGTATTCGTGGTCGAGCATTCCGCTGGTCGAGGTGCGCGATGAAAACAATTAGCGCAGGGCTGGATGCTCACCTCGGGCGGCAGCAGACCAGCACGGCGATATGCTGGCGCGCGGAGCTGACCGACAGCACTGTCCTCGGGTTTACGTCTCACGACCGCGACATCGTATTCCAAGACGTGACCTACCAAGCCTCAAGCGGCTTTGCACCATCGGCCGTGGCCAGCAACGCCGATCTCGCCGTGGACAACCTCGACATGGAGGGCGTTCTGCGCTCGCCGTCGATTACCGAGACCGACCTGCAATCCGGCCGCTGGGACTTCGCCAAGATCACCGTGCTGCTCGTCAACTGGGCCGACCTGACGCAGGGCGCGCTGACCCAGAAGGTCGGCACCATCGGCGCGGTGCGAGTCGAGCGCGGCCAGTTCATCGCCGAGCTGCGCGGCCTGGCGCAGCAAGTGCAGCAGGATCTCGGGCAGATCTACTCGGCAACCTGCCGCGCGAAGTTCGGCGACACCCGGTGCGGTGTCGCACTCGGCCCGCTGACGATCTCGGGCACCGTGACCAGCGTGCAGAGCGACCGCCAATTCACCGACACGTCACTGACGCAGGCGGCGGACTACTTCCGGCTCGGGCTGGTGAGCTTCACCAGCGGCGACAACACGGGCAAGGCGTTCGAGGTCGCCGCATTCGCATCCGGCGGCGTCGTCACGCTTGAAATGCCCGCACCGTTCGTGATCCAAGTCGGGAACGCGTTTACCATCTCGCCCGGGTGCGGCAAGCGTTTTGACGAGGATTGCAAGACGCGGTGGAACAACGCGATCAACTTCCGGGGCGAGCCGCATGTGCCGGGTGTCGATGAGATGGTGCAGGCGGGCGGCACATGATACGCGCCAGGATCATCGCAGAGGCGCGCAACTGGATCGGTACACCTTTCCATCATCAAGGCCGCGTGCGTGGCGTGGGCGTCGATTGCGCCGGCCTGGTGATCCGCGTGGGGCAGGAGGTCGGGCTGTCGATGCGCGAGGAGACCGGATACTCGGCCGTGCCGGACGGGATCGGCATCGTGCAATCCTGCGATGCCCAGTTGCAGCGCA